GATGTTCTCCTTTGCAGTCTTAAGGTCAAAAACTCTTGAGCGGTACCGCTGGCCTTCTTTACACTGGCATTTAAGAGTTGTTTCTTCGTCTGCCTCTTCTGCTTCCCATTCTTTAGGATCCGGCAAAGCTATCATCTGACCGCAAAATTTACAGGTACCAATGAGTTTTGTTTCTTTCTTGAATTCTGCCATTTATTCCACCTCCTTCCCTTCAAGAATGTCTTTCACGAAATAGTCAAGAGGTACGCCCAGGGCTTTGCAGATTTTCACATACTCAGTGATCTCAATCTTTCTGCCTTTGTTGAAAATATCTGAAAGAGTGCAGTCTGACATATCTGCTGCCTTGGCTATAAAAGTTTGTTTGATTCCTTTTTCTTTTACGTATGCCTTTATTCTTGCTCCTATCATGTGCCGTCCTTTCTTGCCCTAAATTTTAGGGCTTCGGTGCGTGTCCTAATATTTAGGACTTCCTTCTGACTCCTAATATAGTCCTAAAGTTTAGGGCTGTCAATATGTTTTTTGTATTTTCATATATTTTTTTTTCGATTTTTGACGATAAATAGGTTATAATACTAATAATTAGGACTTGGGAGGACGAATAAAATGCAGAAATATAGACCTTCTGACCCTGATATTGATTATTTCATCAGGGACAATGTTAGAAATCATTTGATAGAGTTAAGAATTGAAAACGGTTTGACTCAGACTGATGTTGGTAAGATTGTAGGCAAGTCAAAAAACGCTGTAGGCTCATGGGAGCAGGGCCTTTCTCTTCCTGACATCCAAACATTGTATAGGCTTTCTTTGTACTATAGAAAAACCTTAGAGTATATGTGCGGCCTTGAGGATAAAAAAGATGACCATTGAAAAACTCCCTTCCGGCTCTTATCGTATTACCCAAATGTTTCAGGGCAAGCGGTACCGGGCCACAGTCGACTTTAAACCAACCGCTAAGGAAGCAATTAAAATTCTTTCAGATCTGATGGAAAAGGATGAGGGACCTGCAGACGGTTATTCCGTCGGGTTCTATGTCGACAAATATCTGAACACCATCAGGGCTGCAGGCAAATTGTCCCCGGCAACTATAAAAGGATACGGGAGCATTTCAAGGAGCTTGTCAGAAGACTTTAAGGCTAAGCGGCTTTCTAACCTTACCGAGGAAGATATTGGCCGGGAGCTGAGACGATATTCTGATGATCATGCTGCTAAGTCCGTGAAGAATATGAAGGGCTTCATTGAGGTTGTACTTAAAGAATACCGGCCTAAATTCATATGGAATTATGTTATTCCTCAGAAGGAACGAAAGAAGGAATATGAACCCACTACTGAGGATGTCTTGAGAATATTGGAGGCTTCAAAGGGCTCACGCTTTGAAGTCTCTCTTAAGCTTGCTGTTCTTGGTTTGAGGCGTGGGGAGATTATGGCTTTGACTCCCTCGGATCTGTCTGATGATGATATGCTTTCAATCAATAAGGCCATGGTTCTGAATGAGAACAATGACCGCGTCATAAAGGAGCCTAAGACAGAAGCCTCAAAAAGAACCATCCGCTTGCCTCATGAGCTTGCTGAATTAATCCGGGAGCGTGGCTTTTTTGATGGAAACCCTCACATGATAAACAAATATATTCACTCCCTCCAGGACAAGCTTGGGATTCCTTCTTTCAAGCTGCATATGCTTCGACACTTTGCCGTGGCTTACATGCATAAGGAAGGCTTTACCACTGAGCAAATACTAGCTTTTGGTGGATGGTCCACTGATTCTGTAATGAAAAGGGCCTACAGGTATAACCTCGACCCCAAAGAAGCTCAAGAGGCTATTTCAAACAGATTCTCTTCCCTGATGTAGGGCGTGGGTAATTTCGTGGGTAAATATTTATTATTTTGACTAATATTTGAGAAATGCCACTGATAAAACAGGCATAAAGAAAAGGCGAAAACGCGGCTTATTTTCTAAGGATTGCCGTATTTTCGCCCTTTTTGATTTCGTGCAGGAGATGGGACTTGAACCCTTCGATAGCAACTCAAATGTGCCGTTTTCTCGGCCTTTTTGTGGATATGTGGGTAAATCTGTGGGTAATTTCTTTTGCCTTTTCTATTTTATCACAAATGAAAAAGCATTCCCACCCCAGGAATGCCTTTTCTATCTCTCTGAAGACCTGAAACAAGTCTCACGGGGATTGTGCCATAAAAATGCAAAATAAAAAAGCCCTCTCCGGAGAGAGGGCCTTCTTGGGGGATAAGTATTTATATGGAATTTATGCCAGTGTTCCATGAAATAGGTCCAACTACTCCATCAACTTCAATGTTGTGGAGCTTTTGGAAGTCTTTAGTTCTTTGGAGGGTAATCGGTCCGAAGTTTCCATCAGGCTCAGCATCACAAATAATTTGCCATATCTGTACTGCCTTCCCTGTGGCTCCCTTCCTTAATACAGGCATGTTGGTAATGGTTCGCTCCGGTTTGTCCGGCTCAATAATTTCATTGGGATATATGGAAGCGTCAACCCTGTCGCGTATGCCGGGGATGTATCTCCTTGATGTGAACTGAAAGAGATCATATTTAGGGAGCTGAATGGAAGAAACCACTTCCCCGGTGTTCTTCCCGTAGTCTGCCACCCAAACATAGAAGTCTTTCACATCATTATAAATTAGATGCTCTGTGAACCAGCTTTCACACGCGTAAACGCCGCCAACATATCCAAATTCATTAATCTTGTTGCAGAATGCTTTTACAACAGCTGTGCGCTGTTCTCTTGACAGGAAGTCAGCTCTTCCGTCATGAGGTTCATGGCTCCATTCACTGTCAATAAAAAGAGGAAGCTCCGCATTGTACAGCTTTGCAGCTTCAATGGTATAAAGTGCTTCCTCAATAGCTTCCTGCTCATTTATTGCCTGGGACATGAAATATATACCCAGGGGAATGTTTCTCTTGTTGCAGGCTTCGGCGTATTCGTCAAAACGTGGATCCCTTTTAATATTGTTGTAGCGGTACCCTCTAAGAGCACACCGGAGTATTACCCCAATTACATTCTCTTTGACCTCGTCCCAATTTGTTACCACATTGTTCTGACTTAAGTCTACTATCATTCTTTATTGCTCCCATCTGCTTTGTTGTTTCCGTCAGCAAAGCCTTCAGCCAAAATGTAAGCTATCAAGGTGCCGCCGGCCATAACGATTGATGTGATCTTTTCAATCGAAGCTGCGTCGACATTGAAGCCAATTAGCAGGGCTGTGATAAAGCCAATTAATGCAACCCAAAATTTCCTAGATGTTAGTTTTCTGATTATGTCTTTCTTGCTCATAGGGTTCCTCCTTATTTGCTTTTTTCTAAAAGCAGTATCTTCTTTTCGTGTTCATGAAGTTTGTCATCATGCTCTGATACATCTTTTTTCACATCAACAACATCATTGTTGATTTTTTCCATTGTGTCATTCAGTTTTTGTATAGCTGTGCTCAGCGATATGATTGGCTTGATAATTGCAATCAGGGCTACAATCAAAATAACGCCATAAACCATTAAGTAACCAATAAATTCTGTTTGCTGCATCTCTTCTGTCCTTCCTCTTAAGGTATGAAGGCTTTTACTTCACGAGAGGTTTAAACTCGGCCTGGTTTCCACAACGTTTTTATACTGACGGTGTAGGCGCCTGCCTCTCCCAACTCTCATTGATTTCACGATGTCCAAACCTGTTAATTACTTCAACATGGTACCATGCTACTTTCGGATTACTTCTGCAATCTCTTGCGTAAGTGTGATATTCAATAGTAGCTGCGTTCAGGTCACTAAATGAGCCTATTGTTTTATTTTCTTTCCCGGTGCTTGAATCAAAGTTGATTTTAATGATGTAATAACTTAATTCCATTATTTATCTCTCCTTTTCTTATTAATTTGAATATATGTTATGGGCTTGTTTAGCCTTTTCAACATCAAATTGCAGATAATAGCTTTGTGTGGTGTCAAAGGACTCATGGCCCAACAGCTGTTGAATTATCCGGATGTCAACACCTTTCTTGTTCAGATCATTTGCAAACCATCTCCGGAATGTGTGAACAGTCACATTGTCAATTCCTACTCTCTTGCCAACAGCTGTGACAATATGGTTCAAGGAATTGATTTTCAAATTGTCATATGGCTTGTTGTTTTGAGCAAAGAGCCAATTGCTTTGAGGCCTTTCTTTGATGTAGTCCTGAATGTGCTTCAGGGCTCTTGCATTCATGAAGACATATCTGTCTTTTCCACCTTTGCCGTGTATCAGAACAGACTTCTCAATCCAATTGATGTCGCTCAGTTTGATGTTAGACATTTCCGAAACTCTAACACCTGTTGAAGTCAAGAAATCGACAATTGCCAACTCCCTGGGAGCTTTGCAAGCGTCTCTCATTGCCTCAACGTTGGCGTCCGTCAAGAATAGCTTGATAGGCTTATCACATTTTATAAAGGGGATACGTTTGCATGGATTCTTGTCAATATAGCCCTCATCCTCCATGAATTGAAAGAAGATATTCAAAACCCTTCTTGTGTTATCTGTTGACAGCTTACTAGCTCCCCGGTTTTGGTACCATATTAGAAAACGGCGTATGTCGTTTGTGGTTGTGTTGATTAGATCATATCCAGTATTGTCCAGGAAGAACTTTATTGTATGGGAGTAATTTCTCAACGTGCTCGGTTTTTTCCCTCCCAATTGTTTGACACCTATGAAGTTTTTAAAGATCACTTCATTTGCTGAACCTTCAACACTAAGCTCCTTCTTTTCTGTGTTCATGTCGACATCAGCAAATGTTTTGGTCATGATATTCAAAAGAGCAGTCCGTTCTTCATATCCAATTGGATACAAAAGGGCGTACTGCTCTATGACCTGTTGAAAATATCTCTCTTTATCCATTTTCGATTTCTCACTTTCTTTAGATTTTTGTTTTTGTTTTCTCCTTCTCTGTAATAAGACACAAATTTAACACAATCTTTGGGCGGCTTTGAGTTCCGTGAAGATAGTCAGTCGGGCAAGGGTCAATATTCAATGGACGGAGGCTCGACTTGGCAAAATTTTAATGATGGCGGTGCCAAGATAACCAAAATAAATGTATCGAACTACTATACATATTACAGCTCGGCAACCGCCTACATTGTTTCTGCAAAATTAAGAATTTATTATGACGGTGAAACCACCAATTCAGGTGAGGTTGTATCAATGGCACCGAACCGTGCAGGTGGAACAGGTGTATTCTACGAGGATGACCTTATTCGATTAAGCGGTACCAGCTCGACATCCTACTCAATTTATAATAAAGTAGATTGTACTATTGGCGGAGTCGCTTATCCCGCAGGTTCAACGGTTGGTAAAACGTATGATTCAAATACTGACATTGAGTTTTAAACGTGTCAAATGCCCCATGCATCAAACGAAATTGTTATTGCGCCGTCCCATAAAAGCGTTATTTGGTTTCCATTGATTGACCTTATACCCAAGTTTGAATAGCCGTTTGTGTTCCCGACATAATAAGTTCCGTCCTCGGGCTGAATACCGATATAGCCATACGTGTTTTGGAATACAACCCTTGCCATTCTGATACTTGTTAAACCTTCGATAGTGATAGTCTTTTGAGTATTCCCTTGAAGGCTTGTCGTGGTTGTTACTTTCTTTAAATCGGAACTAAAAGGGAGCCATGTATCAGCACCTCGTTCCCTATACATAGGCTTATCGGTTGTGGAATCATACTTGAGTTCTATATCAACTAAAGATTGAGTTAAATTTGTGATTTCAGCCCGTATATTTGTGGCCACACAGTTCCCATTAAGTGTCAAAGTATTGCCCTGAGCTATGTCCACTGTTGCTTTGTAGAAATAACCATCTACTCCAACAAAAAGGCTGTTCTCAGTGTATGCCTGTGAAGCAGCTGTTCCGATTGTCTCAAGCACATTGGTCAAGGGTTTCGTGATTGTACCCGTCTGCACCGGTGATGTGCTCTGTAATGAAAGTACAGCCGACGGTGTAACCGCGCTTGATACATTGATGAACTTATGCTCTGCGTCGCTATACTGAAGAATCTGTCCATCCTGCAGATCGGTCAAAAGCACATCAGTCAAGCCTGCTAATGTTGTAGCTCCAGGGGCTCCCTGTGCTCCCTTTAAGTTTGTAAAGGAAAAAGCAAAGGAAGGGGCTTCAGCTGTTCCTGTCTTGGTAACTGTTACGCCGGGGGTTCCTGTGTTCCCGTCTACTGTAGCCGATACACTAATAACAGGTGTGGCTCCTGTGGCGCCTGTCT